CACCAGCGAGCATGCCTGCGCCGAGTACGCGGGATGCAAACGTGCCAGCCTCATTCAAAACCTTCTTAGATCGCCTTGGCTTTCTGTGGTCTGTAGATAGGTATCTTCCGCGCCTGATCTGGATGTAATCTGAAATATCTTTCCATTCAGACAAAAAGTCCTGACGGTCATATTCAAGCTCACTACGTCGTTCCAAGATAATTTCATCTTTGGACTTAGTCTTGAGTTGCAATGGCGCGCGGAATGTAAGGCCGTCAGTTAACATTTTATGCCCCTAATACGAAATCTGGCTGCTCGCCAGTTGTCAAAATTGTGCTGGTGTCAGCGCTACGCCCGGCAAGCTTCCGCTTGTTCTTCAGGCTGGTCCCGTCATTGCCGTCCGTAAGGATCGTTGACCGCGAGCCAGTCGCAGCTTTAGATCGGCGGACAGCGTTAGACCGCGCCGCCTGCACCTGAGGGTCTACCGATTGCGCCGGGCTTTGGATTGCTGGAGGTTCCTTGTCTCCACCTGAATTGAAAAAGCACATTGGTTAGGCTCCTAATAGAGTTTTGCCGCCACCGCTGCCTGAGCCGCCAAGGACAGTATCACCAGTCAGGACAGTTGACCTGCGTCGTTTGCTGATGCTCGCGCGGCGTGACCCGCCTGTATTGCGACCAGATGCCGTGCGGGAGCCACGGGTGGCCTTGCCTCGGACTGTTGGTGCTGGCTCGACGACAGCAGATGTCGACGGGGCGGAAGGTTCAGCCGCAGGTGTCTCGGCCACAGGCGTCTCAGTCGGTGACGGGTCAGGCTCTCGCGCCGGGGATGTTGGCTCCCGGCTAGGCTGAGTTGATGTTTGCTGAGGTTCATCAGAGGCACTGCCGCCTGAATTAAAGAAACACATTTTAAGCTCCATTATGTTCGCTCGTAATCGACCCCTACCACATTAGATGGTCTTTCGCCAGCCATCTCGGCACGTGTCTTTTCTAGATTGCGCGCCTTTACAGGCACAGCAAATGTCAGGGCGAACGCATCAGCACGGTCAGGGCTTTCCTTTTCGGAGTGCTGCTTAAGCTCCTCTTTGCTTTCAACCTTAACCACAGTTCGGTTTTTGCCGTCTACCATCTTGTACTCACGCGCCGTCAGTTGGCGGCGTAAAATAGGGTCGTCAACAATTGTTACCCCTTGCTTTTTCAGCCAAGATCGCGCCTCGCCCAGCATGTAAGTCGCCATGTCAGCATATTCAGGATCAGGAGACCCGCCACCGAATGCCACTTCATTCACGTTGGGGACACCCCAGCCCCGTAGGTTGTCAATCACGCCAGCGCCCATAGCGCCGCCATCAACGTTTATTGCATCGGCAAACAAATCTTCGTTCAGCTTGCGTATCTCGTGCGATAACTGGAAGGTGTCAATGCCGCGAAACGTTTTCATCTCGTGTGTGCGCCCATCTCGACCGCGCCGAATGTAGATCACACTCTCGTCTTCACCGTAGCGTGCAACGTCAACACCTATAACAACAGGATCGTTTGCGAAGAACAGAGGATCGCGTTCAGAGCTGGCAGCCTCGCGAACTAAGTTTGTCGGGATAAATTGTCTGTCAGACACGTCTGGAAACTCCCCAAGCACACGAACCTTCACATAGGCGCTGTCAATGCCATAGTCCTCAATCCAGCGCTCTATTTCCTCTTTGTTTGTCATCTTTGCGGTGCGACTGTCAATCTGGAAAACTTTGTGCCTGTGTCTCAGGTCGTGGTGAGTGTCGTAAAAATATCCGCTGGCCTTGGTCGGGTTGGAAAACAGAAACTGCATCGGCTCGCCATCGGTTAAGCCGCCGTTTGCTGTCTCAAAAATCGGACGCGGGACACCTGAAGCCTCGTCAAAGATATAGAACGGGGTTGCTGTGTTTGCGTGCAGCCCGGCAAAAGCTTCAGGCATGTTTGCGCGCCAAGCCATCCCATCAAGCCGCCAGTTCTCAGGATCGGTTAAGCGGACCATTTTCATGGCTCCTCGTCCACTGGTCACCCGGAACCAATGGGATGTAATCATTCGCTTGCACCATTTGGATATCTCGGCCCAAGTCTTGGTTTCTAACTGTGGCGATGTGTTTGCCGTGACAATTCCTTTTGATCCGGGCCTTGTCGACATAATGAAACCAGCCAGCCAGCCAGTGAGTGCAGACTTGCCCACGCCGTGCCCAGATGTTGTGGAGTATCGTATAGGCTCGACCGGGTTAAACCCGTCAAAGCAACGCGCGCGGATATCCTGCCCCAGCTCGGTCAAAAAGCCCTTCTGCCAGTCGTCAGGACCGTTAAAATTCTCAAGTTCGCCCTTCCCCCACGGGTACGCATACATAACCCATTCGTAAGGGTCCTCAGCCAAGTCAGCCATGTCGATAGACAGCGCGATGTCATGATCGTTAGGATCATCAGAGCTTAAAAGCTTCTCGAACTCTTCATCTGATATATTCGCGAAATCTTGCATACTTCACCTTTAATCACAAAAAAAGACCCCGGCGCAAGTCCGGGGCCTAATGATATCTGAGCTGGGCCAGTAGTTAAGAAGGCGCGAAGTAGCCAGAGTTGTAGTTGTTGTGCTTTACCGCTTTAGAAATCCACGAGCTTTGCATTCGGTCAGCGTCTTCGTTGGTAAAGCACACCCCTGAACCATACGGACCGACACCCAGCGCTAGGTAGTGCGCCGAATATGCCAGATAGTTTAGCGGGGCAAGAAGAAGGCCGGAGGCGACCGCGAAAATCATATAGAGAATTCGTTTGATGGTCATTTGATGCAATCCTTTTAGCTGATTTGCAATCACGAGACTTGCACAGCTTTTGCTTGGCGTCAATCTCGCACCATGAAGCCGCATGGGTTGTCGCGAATAAACTCTCGCTGGTCGATCACGGACTTGCGCACACGTTCGAGGCCAGCGCGCGCGGTCACCTTGGCTTCATATGGATTGGTTTTAGCTGGTCTTGACCGTGTATTGCGGCGTGACTTGCGCGAGTATTTCATGACTACAGGTTGCTTTCTCTTGATAGCGCCGGGCAATCGCCGGGGTGACACCTTGCTCGGTAAGGACGCGCGCTTTACAGCGTGCAAGCCAGTCGTCTACCAGATGGTTAACGTATTTGCGAATGACCGCAGCTTGGCGCATTTTCTTGATTAGGCCAACGGTCAGGTCGCCAGCGCGTTGCATATCAGTCTCTATCGGCTTCATTTTCTTTTTCTTTCTGGCGCTGTTGGCGCGCCCGTCTACGTTCGCGAATGATGTCACCGCTTGCTGTTTCGTTGGTTTGGATGACATCGGTGAATAATTTCAGATGACGACCAAGCGCTTCAAGTGCTGGTGTCTTAGGTGCGAGCTTGACTTTAACAGACCGCACTTCACGACCATCATCACCAGAGCCTTCGATATATGTGTCAATCGTCATCTCTTGCACAGCGGCAAACTGGTCGCGCGTGAGGCCTGAGACGTCGAATTGCGGCGTGCCGTCATATTGCAGCACGACAAAGTCAGTCATATTTGAATAGCCAAGCTTAGCCAGTTCTTGCAAAACATTCGTCTGGCTCACCTTTAAGCGCTGGATCAGCTTCTTATGCATCTCGGCCACGTAAGAGCGCATATGCGGCTTAGCCAGCACCGCATTAGCCTTGATACCAGCCTTCATGCGATTGGCTGGGTCGCGAGCGTCATACCCGTCGTCATCCTTGAACGCGGTTATGTACGCATCCCGGCGCTTTCCCGTTCGCAAAAACTCCTGAACAAAAATAACTTCTTGGGCTGACCAATCATGTGACTGCCAAATCGGCGTTGCATCATCTGTGAAATCGCCAAGATCGTCTAATTCAAATTCCTGCATGGCCATCATCCATCTGTTCGAATAAGCGCCTATCTAAGCACGCGTCACAATCACAGTCCGTTTCTTCACAATTACAGCAGTCTTGACAATCGTTGCAGCCTTCGCAGATCAATACATCGCCATGTTCAGACGAAGCCTCGCAGACATCACATTGGGTGGCATCATCAGGCGCGATCATCGTGCATCCCCATGAAAATAATGGCGACGATTAGGGCTACCATACAAACGATAACCGCAACGGGGTTTAAAACCAGCCACCCGACATCATAAGCCAGAAAAGCAAGCACGAACGCAAAAAAGGCAAGCGTGCAAATCAGATCAGAAATTAAACGCAAGTTTTTCTTCATATCTTCACCTCTAGACCAACAAATAGGGCAGATCGGCAAGAAAAGCAACCACTGTGCATATACACAGGTGTAAGTGCCTATTTTTTGTGCAAAGTTT